GGCGCTCGTTTTAAGATTGACGGCGGCGAGGTTCGTATACTTAATGATGATGAAGTAATTGCCGTCATTCAGGACCCTGAAGACATCCTGCACATTTAACATGGGAGAAAACCATGCCCGAACAAGAGAACATGACTGTAGATCTACCCTCCGAAGGTGCCCCCATTTCCGTTGAAGTTGAACCTAGTATGGATAAAGAAGCTTCTTCCGAACATGAGGAATATAGCGGTAAGGTTCAAAAAAGAATTGATAAGCTTACTCGGAAGGTACGGGAAGCAGAAAGACAGCAAACTGCGGCAATCGAGTTTGCCAAAGGTGTTCAAACAGAAAACCAGCAATTAAAGCATAGAGTCTCTAGCCTTGATGCTGGTTATGTAAATGAATATGGCGACAGAATAGCTACTGAACAGGCTTCAGTGACAAAAGACATGCAGGAAGCAGTAGCTACAGGAGATAGTGCCAAGCAGGTTGAGTTAAATAAAAAGGTTGCTCAATTAGCTATTGAAGAAGAAAGAGTCAGAGCCGCTAAAATGGAGCAGGAGAGACAGGCTAAAATAGCCCAATCAAATGCCCAACGCCCTCCGACTCAGACACAACAGGCACCTCCTGTAAGGACAGACCCTAAAGCATCCAAATGGGCTTCCAATAACGAGTGGTTTGGAGAAGATGATGCAATGACGTTTGCAGCATTTGGAATTCATAAACGACTTGTTGAAGAGGAGGGCTTTGACACAAGCGCTCCAGAATATTATGATGAGATTGATAAAAGAATTCGTGAGGCTTTTCCACATAAGTTTAATGGAGAAGTTTCCGTATCAGAGAGCCGCCGTCCACAACAGACAGTAGCCTCTGCCGTTCGTTCCAGCGGTACTGGTCGCGCAACAGTAAGACTATCACCAAGTGAAGTTGCTATTGCCAAAAAATTAGGGGTTTCCCTAGAAGAGTACGCTAAACATAAACACAACATGACGTGAAGAGGCACACTATTATGGAAAATACTACTGATAGGACTTCTCGCGCTGCCAAGACTAGGGCGGCAAAACCACGCCGCAAACCTTGGCAACCACCGTCCTTGTTAGACGCACCGCAACCACCTGAAGGCTTTGTTCATAGATGGATTAGAGCTGAAGTAAGAGGTTTTGATGACCGAAAAAATATTTCTGCCCGACTTAGAGAAGGCTGGGAATTGGTACGAAAAGAAGAGTACCCGGACTTTGAAGCTCCTACTATAGATTCTGGACGTTATGAAGGTGTCTTTGGTGTTGGTGGCTTATTGCTGGCTCGTATTCCAGAAGAGATTGTTACGGAAAGAACTGACTACTTTTTGCGTCAGAATGAAGATGCAATGCAAGCAGTTGATAATGATCTTATGAAGGAAAGCCAGCATCATTCGATGGCAATTCAGAAACCTGAACGTCAATCGCGTATTACTTTTGGGGGTCCTAAAGATAAATAGGACTCATTGTATTAACTCTTTGCTTGAAGGAGCAAAAAATGGCAAATACCAATGGAAGCTTTGGTTTGCGCCCCATCAGTAAGATGGGAAGCGCAGCAAACTCCACAGGTTTGTCCAACTACTCGATGTATGAAATTGCGAATGGCAACACAGATAAGCTGTTTCACGGTGAACCTGTGATTCCACTTTCCACCGGCTTTATAGGCGCTCCCGGCGCTGCTGCTGGCGGAACGGTGGGCCTTTTGGGCGTTTTTCAAGGTTGTGAATACGTTGCGAGTACCACTGGAAAGCCTACGTGGAGTAACTACTGGCCCGGTTCTGGGGCAGATAGTAACCACCCGATCAAGGCGTATGTAAATGATGATCCAATGCAGTTATATGTAATTGCAACGGATGCGTCATGGACAAGCAAGGCTACAGCTCGTGCTGCAGTTTTTGCAAACGCCAACTTTTCAACCGCAATTACAGGGACTGATGCTACAGGCCTATCTCTTGGGCGGTTGGCAATTAGTACGATTGCAACTACCGCTGCCCTCCAAATGAGAATAATGGGTTGGTTAGAAGATGACGCTAACTCCGACTTCTCTGCGGCTGGCATCGGTGCCATTGTCAGGTTGAATAACCACTTCAATAGCAATAACGGTGCTATTGCAGCTGGTACACCTTCAACTACTGGCGTATAGGAGGGTTGAAAAATGGCTATTAGTAGAGCGCAACTTGTAAAAGAGTTGGAACCCGGCCTAAACGCCTTGTTTGGTCTTGAGTATGATAACTATGACAGAGAGCATTCTGAAATCTTCACAATGGAGAGTTCAGATCGCGCTTTTGAAGAAGAAGTTATGCTCAGTGGATTCGGAACTGCACCAACGAAAAGTGAAGGCACTGCCGTCAATTATGACGATGCACAAGAAGCTTTCACGGCTCGGTATACCATGGAGACTATTGCACTTGCATTCTCCATAACTGAGGAGGCTATCGAAGATAATCTTTATGATCGACTAGCTGCTCGGTATACGAGAGCGTTGGCACGTAGTATGAGTCAGACTAAAGAAGTCAAGGCCGCTGCGGTTCTTAACAATGCATTTGACAGCACGTATACAGGAGGAGATGCGAAGGAGCTTTGTGCTACGGACCATCCACTTGTTAGCGGAAGTACTTTCAGAAACGAGCTTTCAACAGCAGCCGATTTAAATGAGACTAGCCTTGAGCAAGCTCTCATTGATATCGCTGGTTTTGTTGATGAGCGAGGTTTGAAGGTGGCTGTCAAAGGTCAAAAACTAATCGTTCCAAAAGAACTTCAGTTCACAACTGATCGTCTTTTGGAATCAACACTACGAACCGGAACTGCTGATAATGACATCAACGCAGTTCGCAACATGGGAATGCTTCCACAGGGATATACTGTAAACCATTTCTTGACCGACACAGATGCTTGGTTCATTAGAACTGATGCTCCAAACGGCATGAAAGGTTTTAACAGAACTTCTGTGAAAACTTCCATGGAAGGTGATTTCGATACAGGAAATGTGAGGTACAAGGCCCGTGAACGCTATGCGTTTGGCTGGTCAGATCCTCGCGGTATCTTTGGGTCACCTGGAGCATAACGTAAAGGGACTGGGGGGAGCTTGTCTCTCCCCTTTTTCTGGGATTAATAAGCCCTAGCGACTGGCCCAGCAGACGCTTACAAGACTCTAGGGCAAAACCTTTGTAAGAAGGAATTGTATTATGGCTAGAACGACTTTTTCCGGCCCAGTGCGCTCATTACGCGGATTTATAACCGCTGGACCAGACGCAGTTGTAAATATAACTGCCGAGACCACACTTACGTTTGCCAGCCATGCTGGTCGCCTCATAGAAATAAATGATGCTGATGGTGCAGTAACCCTGCCGACCATCCAAGCTGATTCTAAGGGGGCCTCTGCTGGGCAAGATGATCCAAATGTAAACAACCAGCTTGGTGCTGTTTACAGATTTTTCATTGGAACAGATGCTACTGATCTTGATATCAAAACAGACGGCACTGACAAATTCGTTGGCTCTTTAGCTGTTGGTATAACGGACAGCACTTATAAAGTTTTCATACCTGCTGCATCGAATGATGTAATTTCTATGAATGGCACAACTCTAGGTGGGGACAAATTCTCTTACCTTGAGATTACTGCGCTTGCTGACAATGAATATCTTGTTCAGGGTGTTCTTATTGGTTCTGGAACAATTGCAACTCCTTTCGCGGATAGCTAAACCTGAGTAATGGGAGCTTATTATGGCGGATGCTGTAAAAACGACCACGGTAATAGACGGTTCTAAAACAGCCGTCATTTACTGTAGCAACACAAGTGATGGAACTGGTGAAGCCGCAGTGACAAAGGTGGATGTTTCTGCGTTGTCTTCTAACCAAGAAGGAACAAGTTGTACTGGTGTTAGAATCCAAAAGGTTGTCTTTTCTACTGTTGGTATGGGAGTAAAGTTACTGTGGGATGCGACTGCTGATGTAATCGCATTAGAACTTCCTGCTGATTATTCGGACACCCTTGATTATTCTGATATTAGTGGACTTCCTAACAATGCAGCCGCTGGTGGAAACACAGGAGACATACAGTTTACAACTGTAGGCCACACTAGTGGCGACACTTATTCTGTAGTCGTATATTGTTTAAAGCAGTTCTAAAATGTCGTTAGACAGGAAGAATGAGCTGGATATTGTGCAGGTCCGAGGAGATTTGAAGCTTATCGCTCAGAAGGTAGATAATCTCAAAAATAATGATTTGCATCATATACAACTATCTATAAACAACATTAACCGTATTTTGTTGGGTGTGGGTTTATTGATTCTCGGTCAATTATTCATAGCTATAGGGACGGTTTTAGTTGGATGACAGGAGTCTTTAAACATGGCTGTTTCTGGATCGAAAGATTTTGAGCCCGATGTAGCAGAGTATATAGAAGAAGCATTTGAACGATGTGGTTTGGAACTTCGTACCGGATACGATGCCAGAACTGCACGTAGATCTTTAAACCTTCTTTTTGCAGATTGGGCCAATCGTGGTTTGAACAGATGGACTGTTGAGCAAGTTACTCAAACAGTTGCTTCTGGAGTTACTTCGTATCCACTAGGAACAATAACCCTTACTGTAGCTGACAGTGGTAGTTTTACCATAGGTGAAACTATTACTGGAGGGACAAGTGGTACTACGGCTTCTGTCATAACCAAACCACTTTCTACTACAATGACACTAACTATTCCTTCTGGCTCTTTCACAGCCACAGAAACTATAACAGGCTCTTCTAGCGCAGCTACTACTACAGTAACTTCGGACGCTTCTCTCACCAACGTACAGGCTTCAGTGGACATTTTATCTGCTGTAGTTCGTAGAAGCGATCAGGATATATCCATTCAAAGAATTGGAAGGGATCAGTTCCTTAGAATTCCTGACAAAACGACAACGGGTAGGCCTATACAGTTTTATGTAGACCGTCAAATAACACCTTTATTTAAGATATGGCCCTCTCCTGAAAATAATACAGATCAGATAATTTATGACCGTATAGTCCGAATTGATGATGCGGATACCTCGGTAAACACAGTTCAAGTACCTTTCCGATTTTATCCGTGCCTAACTGCGGGATTGGCTTATTATATGTCACTTAAAAAGGCTCCGGATAGAGTTCAGTTGTTAAAAGGTATCTATGAAGAAGAATTTGAAAGAGCGGCTACCGAGGATCAAGACAGAGTTCCGTTGATTTTGGTTCCAACAGCAGCTTCTTTGAGGGCTGTTTAAATGCCTACCTATGCTTCAGATAGACATGCTTTAGGAATATCTGATCGTTCTGGAGCTGCCTATAAAAAAAGAGACATGAGAAAGGAATGGACAGGAGCCTTAGTAGGGAAGGATGAGTGGGAAGCAAAGCAGCCTCAGTTAACTGCTCCAAATATTGCAGCAGATCCACAAGCTTTACGGGACGCACGACCCGATAGAACTGAGCCAGCAGTTGAGGTTCTTCTTGAACGAAACCCTTTTAGGTCAGGTTCTTCCGGAAGTGCCGTTATAACTGTGACGCAACCGGGCCATGGACGTAGTACTGGGGACACGGTACGCTTCCGTACTGTGCTACCTTTTGATGGTTTTACAGAAGCTGTAATAGAGTCTTCAGGAGGATTTTCCATTACAGAAGTAAATGATGATAGATATACCTTTACTGCCAGTAGTGGAACTGCCACCACTGGAAACCTTTCTGGCGGCGGAGAAACTGCTACCGCTGGACCAGTAACTCTGAGCGCATAATATGGCATATACTTTCACTACTCTAAAGACAGCTATCCAGGATTATACAGATAACGCCGAGACGACTTTTGTAAGCCAGTTAAGTAGGTTTATTTTAAACGCTGAAGAGCGTATCTTAAAAGAATGCCAATTAGATGTGTTTCGTCAAAATGTTTCAGGAAACCTGACCGATTCAGTCAAGTTTCTTGCTAAACCAGCCGATTTTTTAGCTCCGTATTCTTTAAGTGTCATAAATAGCTCAAAAAACGAGTTTTTACTATATAAACACATAACCTTTTTGCAGGATTATACTCCAAATCCGGCTACTACAGGAATTCCTCTTTATTATGGGGACTGGGATGATAGCACCTTTCTGATAGCTCCAACTCCAAGCAGTAGTTTAAATGTAGAATTACACTACTTTTTTAGGCCTGAATCTATTACCACAGCCTCTAGTGGGACTACTTGGCTTGGTGATAATGCTGAATTGGCTTTGCTTTATGCGTCCCTTGTGGAGGCATATACTTTTATGAAAGGGGAGCAAGACATGATGGCCTTATATAACGGAAGATTTCAAGAGGCCCTTCAATGGTTAAAAAATTTAGGGGAAGGAAAGCAGACCCTAGATGAATACAGGTACGATAGGTTGAGGAGGCCTGTAAACTAATGTATGATTCTAAGGATTTCTGTGCGACGAGAGAAAGTTTAAAAGGAGCACATGTAGCTATTGTAGGACTTGGAAATACGCAAGGAACTTTTACTTCTTCTGTAGCCAACGGTAAGAATTTTGATGAAGTGTGGGCGATTAATTCCATGATGGCTCCTATAAAACATGATCGTGTTTTTATGATGGACCCAGCATCGAGGTTTCTGGATACGGAAAACGCAGGGTCCCAGACCGAAGCCCTTCGTAAAACGCTTGGATCGCACCCAGGACCAATATACACATGCATTCTGGACGAAAGAGTTCCGGGTGCCGTTCTTTACCCCCTCGAAGAAGTGGTTAAGGATACGGGACTGTGCTATTTTAATAATACGGTTCCTTACGCCATAGCTTTTGCTGTTTACCATAAAGTCACGCATCTTTATCTTTACGGAATAGATTATTCGTATAAATCTAACCTTGTTATGGCAGAAGCTGGGCGGGCTTGCACAGAGTTTTGGCTTTCAGCGGCTGTTGCCCGTGGAATGAAGCACTTGTTATGTCCGTTGAAGACGGTGCTTTGACAGTGACCAAAAAGTCAGAAACAACGCCCCCAGAACCTGTGGATAAACCTGTTTTGTATGGCAGACACGATAAGGTGGTTGCATTGAAAGAGGCGGTAAATGTTTGAGGTAGATGCTTCGATTTCCATGGGAAAGGTTTCTGTTATTACAACTGACAACAGGGGGCTTTCGGTAGAAGAAGTCGCTCAGATGGCGGTAGACAAGATACTTTATGTAGCTGAAGACGCCCCCAAACCCCTTTGTGAACAGGCAAAGGCTTTTAAAGACACCGTTCGTGAGGTTATAGTCTATTATATGAAACATGCTGTGGACCAGGACAGGGCCACGGTTGCCGCAAGATTACGAGAAGCTGGTTATCCTGAACTGGCAAAAAATTTAAGGAGTTTATGATATGGCAATTACAACAGCAATGTGTACATCATTCAAGGGTGAACTATTGTCTGCCACCCATGATTTTGATGCCTCTGGCGGAAACAGCTTTAAACTGGCCTTATATGCCATAGGTGGAGGAGGAAAATCGTCTACTACTGCCACATTAGGTGCAGCCACAACAGCCTATACCACTACGGGTGAAGTTGCTAACAGCGGCAGTTATGCTGCTGGCGGAAGTGCATTAACTAATGTAAATCCGGCAACTTCAGGAACCACTGGATATACGGACTTTGCTGATCTTAGTTTCACAACCGCTACTATTACTGCTAGGGGTGCCTTAATTTATAACGATACAAATAGTGATAAAGCTGTCTGTGCGCTTGATTTTGGCGGAAACAAAACCAGTACTGGTGGTACGTTTACGATAGCCTTTCCCGCCGCTGGCGCGAGTACAGCGATTATTAGGATTGCGTAGGGGATAATGCTTTGGCAAATGTCACAGGCTGGGGAAGAGGTACTTGGAATGAGGGTGCGTGGAACTCTCCTATTTCCGTCGATGTTACGGGCGTTGCGGGAACAGGTGCCATTGGTACGGCGACTGCTGCTGCCATTACCACGGTTACGGTCACAGGTGTTGCGGGTACGGGCGGTATCGGTTCAGTCACAGTTACAGGCACAGGTACAGTCACTCCAACGGGCGCTGCTGGCACGGGTACTCTTGGCTCTGTTACGATCACAGGGGATGCACCCAGCGTTACGGTCACAGGCGTTGCGGGTACAGGTGCTATTGGCACGGTTGTTATTAGTGAGGGTGTTGGCGTTACTCCCACAGGCGTTGAAGGTACTGCCGAAACCAGCGGTACTCAGGTATGGGGAATTATTGATACCTCACAAACCCCTAATTGGTCTGCGGTTGATGACTCACAAACCCCTAATTGGACGAAAATAGCGGCATAGGAAAAAGATTATGGCATCATCATACACAACTGGCTTCAGCTTAGAAAAAATAGGTTCTGGAGAACAATCAGGAGCCTGGGGCGACACAACCAATTTTAACTGGGATATTGTGGACCGTTTGGCTTCGTATAAGGCCGTAGCCATAACAACAAATGCAGATGCGGCTACTTTAACTGTTCGAGAAGCCTCTCCTGGATCAGGGACCGAGAACCTTCAGGACGGCATGTACCGTATGATTAAATTTACAGGAGCTTTGGACTCAAATTGTACAGTTACAATAGCCCCAAATACGGCACCAGCTTATTTTATTATTAATAACGCTACTACAGATTCAGGGTCCAGTGGCCCTTACTCTGTTATTTTAACGCAAGGCAGTGGCGCGAATA